GCTCATACAGACTGGAGCGGCCTGAAAAACTCGAACTTTTTCCTTACCAAGTTCGGTGGGTTCGTCTTTCAAGGTCGCCGAAGTAACGGGATACGCACGTTCACCTCGTTTCCAACATTCTTTTAATCGATCCAACTCCTCCTTTACGAGTGGATCTGGAATCCTATCTTTCAGGACTCCATCTTCCCAAATTTCTGAAAACCATTTTGATTTCTTCCCGAATATCGGAAATCCCATACTTGTAGACATCTTCAATGCTTCAAGAAAGCGTTTTCCGGGAATACCAAGAATGGCTTCTTTATCTGAAAGAACTCTCATATCGCTTTTCCTAGCCAGGTCAGCGAGAGAAACTCCTCCTTCACCTTTTCCATACATATAGTCATCAATGGCGCGATTAACATCTGCAGGCGCAAATGGTTTTGCGGGATTGATCACATGTTCAAGGGTTGCATTGTATGCTGCCCAATTAGGTTGAAGTTTAGGAGGACCCCAGTTATTTTCCACACCACATACTTCTTTCACATGAGGAGATAAAAGGGACTGTTCAACAGTAAACTTCATCTTTACCCACAACTTAATGGAACCAAAAACTTCTAGACTTGCTTCCTTAATCAAACGTGCGGTCATGGAATTGGGATGGATTCCCTCCGAATCCAACACTCTTTCACCTAACTGATATTTGGGAATTTCACCTTTGTCAGCTGAAATATGTACATGGGGAAGTTGACACAAACGCTGCAGAGCTTCGTCATACATTTCTCGCGTCAGTGTTTGCATAGCTCCTTTTCTCCTGTCATCTTTGTTCTTACCCTTCTTACCTCCAATATGAAATCCTAGGATAGAAGGAGTTTTGGTGTCAGGAACAACAAGACCCATACAAGCTCCAACGATGGACAAGTCAGAATCATACTGACCTCCATAGAAGGTACCGTAAGTATGCCCGGTCACCCCAAATTCTACATGGATTTTATCGTCATAGTAGTGAACATCGCCACCAGATCGAATCCTAGCAAGAAGATGAGCTGGACAACTACCAACAGGCAAACTTTGAGGTAACCATTGATAACGCGGAGCTAAAGAGGGACATCGTGGCACATATATCATGACCATATCGACACCTGGAATTTTAACATAACAAGTTTTATCAACCTTGAACTTGATCTTGCTACCACTTCTGTCATGGCGATCTACACACATAGTTACGGTGTCCAGTTTAGGTTGAGTCATGTCTCCATTCAAGTGCAAGATGTGTTCTGGCATTAGGCACACTTGTGTTTGAGGAAAGAAAGCATTGCAACTAGTCATAACATTTCCTTTGTCAACATCACACCAAAAGAGATTATTCTTCTCAAAAGCTGAGATCATGTCTTGGGTGCTTCTGTATTTGGCCAATGGATCTGTCTTCACCTGTAGACCTAGAGATTGCATTACAAAGCCCATCCAACCTGGCGACTTATCCTGATCAATTGTTTCTTCTTTAGGTTTCTCCTCAGACGAGTTTGGCTTCAGGCGATGCTTGTTCCACATGTTGAGTGATTTGACCAGTAACACGGTTCCAGCAACAGCAACTGATGTTCCTATCTGCCACTTGTATTGCATCTCGACATAGTTGGGGAGAGCCTCCTGGTGACGACAGTATTCCCTACGGATCGCAGCAAGACGCATGTTGTAGGCAAACCAAGCTCCAAAGATAGCAATGAAAGAAAAGAAACAGCTTGCGAACAATGAAACATAAGTGCGGTCATTCCAGTATGCATAAGTCATGTAAAGTACAATGATTGCAGCTATCTGGAAATGGCGTGTGACGTCGTGCATAGCAGCTGTTTTCTGCCACTTGTTTACGAGAACTTGATAGTAGTGACTGTCATGTATCCAATGAGGAACAATTCTCGCTAGAGCTTTTCCCGCAACCTCATACACCAATCCTTCCATAGCTGACGACAACTGATGAGAAGTGTATTTCTTAAGAGGTGCATACCCAATGATAAAATTCCACCACTGAGCAGGTGCAATAATATTGCTGACAGCAGTTTTAACACCTGAAGTAGCCGAATCAACAATGGCCTCTTTCAGAAAATCGAGCGCACAGGGTCTAAATGAGTCCTTCGAAACATCTTTGCTTGGACACAGATAACTTGGAATACCACAGCATCCACAAGTCCCTTGTTTGTCTAGGAAACCAGCAGATTCTAGGATCTTTTCTTGACGCTTCTTATGTGCCTTAGACAATATGGAAATCATCTTTAGAGTGGTAATGATATTCAGATTCTCTGTACTCAACTCAGTACCATCAACTTTGACTTTGAATGGTGCAAAGCGGTGACGAGTTTCTCCGCTAGACGTTTTATACAGATAAACCTTCTCCAATTTGATATTCCACGCATCAACCTCTCCATAGGATTTCCCTTCAAAATCAGGATGATCGGTGTTGAGACTCAAAGTTCCAGGAGCACGATACTTTTCTCGGACTTCCACACGCATAAAAATCAGACGATTCAAAGCAGCGGCAGGATAGTCCGTGTATTGAGAAAAGTTGAGATCATAGAAATTCGAAGTAGCAACTCCAACCTTGTGATTGAAGAAAATATTTCCTTTAGAAGAAAGATCAGCCATGTTTGCACACAGAGGAACACCATTCATCTCTTGTACAAAAGCAGCAGCTTCCGAACGACTGACAAACTGCGCTTTCGCGGCACCAATTTCGTCGTAAAGAAAAGCAAGAATGTCTGATTTCACCTCTGAATCGTGAGCTTGATTCCAGTTTCTCGTTCGTTGAAACTTCTTCGCAGTGGAAAAGCCCATGGAACCCAAAGCTGTATGGGTAACGAGACCCGCAAGACCAGTTTTCCCAATCTGAGAATCTCCAGTGATGGCGAAACCTATAGGGAAAAACCGTTGAGTAGCACTCTTGTGTTGGCTGATCAACTTTTGCTTTACATCAACCAAGCGAGTGAAACGGTCTTGCAACCAAGAAACAGTAGGACCTTCCGTTTTACAATCTCGGAGTCGTTGAATCCCGACTAGACACTCATCTACCTTTCTCTCAAATTCCTGTACATCACCCGTGTAGTTTCCAGCTACCACTGAATCAATATGGGCGAATACATAATCGCATTCCTTGTTGAATTTGACCATGTTGTCATTGGAATACAAAATGGGGTAGAGTGACTTTTCCTTTATCACCATGACACCGGTCTTGAACATCCATGTTGTAGTCTCTATGATGGCA